TTGTGCAATTGATCCAACTCTGCCGCCATCGCTTGCATCTGCTGGTTGGCAGCTTGCAGAGCCGGATTATCCTCGGCATCACCCATGAGCTTAGGATCAATCGTCTTGGCAAACCGTTTTGCCATTTCCTGCGCCCCAGGCCAGTCCATGTTCTTGACAAACAAGTCGCCAGCGACTGACCAAAGTTGTGGGTTACCTTGCAGTAGCTGCGCCATTGCCTCAAGAGCCTCTTGGCGCTTGGTCGCATAACCCGGACCAGTCGCAACCACTACGTCGTACTTGCCGACCGCAGGGTTGTAGATCTTGTCGATCACAATGCCATCTTGATTCTGGATCTTACGCACTGGCTCGGCCTGAGTCGGGTCAATCTTGACCATCTTCGTCTCGCCATCAATCCCAATGATTCGGGCAATGCGCTGCGTGTCGTAAATCTTGGGGATCATGTCCACCAACTGCCGGCCAACGTACCTAACAGCCCGTGCTAGGTTGTCTTGGTAGTGGTAAGTGCCAACGTCACCCTCACGCTGACGGGCAAGGATTGCCCTGCCAGAACGCTCGTTTGATGTCATGCCCAAAGAGGCGTTGTACTGCCCAGTTGAAGACTTAATGTCCTCGGAAGCACCCACTTTGGCTTGCAACAGGCCAGATGAAGCCATTGGCGGCTGCGCCCGCTGGGGCAGCGGCAATATTGCACCCTGACCGTCCGTTACATCCGGATTGACCTCCAAATAAGGCCAGTTATTCGTGTTTGCGGTCTTCCACTGGGTCTCATACCCCTCAAACTGACCGCCATAACCAATAAACGGGGCCTTTGGAGCCAGCGCAAGCATCTCCGCCTCTTGGCTAGTCCAATAGTTGTACATCCGTTGTGCGTCTTTGGCGTTACGCACCAATCCACTGATATAAATGCGGCCATCAACCTCGTATTCGTTGCCGATCACCCTCACAACAGGGATGTAACTCCCGGCCCATTCCTGCTTTTCAAGAATTTCGTAGCCGTTAATTTTTGTCCAACAAATTTTCTTGCGATCCGCTTGGCGCGACTTCTTCGGTTTGCCGTAAACCGCACGCAACTCTTTGTCTTCCGGCGTTCCTTGGAACGCAGTCACGTTGCCGGGGTACAAATTCAACGTCTGCGTGTCGTATTCGCAATAAAAATACTCAGCAATACGAATCGTATCGGTATTTAGCCACTGGCTCAGGTTCTGATCCCCTACACCCAGCGTTTCTAACGTAGAAATAGGCGATGCGTTAGGGAACAACCGTGCGTATTCGGCTTTAGACAAGTCTTCTGTTATAAAACACCACTCAGCATCACTGCCGCAGGGGTCCTGAATCAACGGGTCCATGTAAACCGAGAAACTATTGCGTACCCGAGCAATCTTGATGTCTTGGTCAAACGTATTGTCGTCGCAATACTCGGTCAGAATCCGAATATAACCCTCGCCATACGCAACTTGGTTCTCGCAGGCCGTGTCATACGCCACATCCGCATCCGAGATGTACTCGATATGCCGGATCATGCCGTTGAAAATCTCGGCGACCTCAACATCAGCGTTGTCATCTACTGGAATTACCTTAACACTAGGCCGATTCTGGCGCTGATCGTTCGTAATCTGATGTACGTGCTGCGGTAGCTTGTTAATCGTCAAGCATGGCCGAGCATTGATCGTCTGACCCTGCACCGCGCCACGGGTCGCCAGCACATCGGCGGGCCACTGCCACTGGTTATCCGGTGAACCTGCATAAAAACGCAGGTCGTCTAGCTCATCCTCTCGACTCTCCGAATACGCCGAAATAGCCATCGACAGGCGATCCCGTGCTGTTGACAGCACATCCGAGTCGCTCTTGAGTGGTTTACCACCTAACGCGACGTTGCCAACAGCGTTAATACCAGTGTAGTCAGATGCCATCAACACTTCCAGCGTTTAAGTGACGCCTTAGCCCGTTCCGCATCGCCTTTGGCGTGGGCTACAACGCCTTCCATTCTAGCGCAAAAGCTAGACTTCCTACCCTTATCGGCTTCCGTCTTTGGATTGGGCGCTGGCGCTTTCAAATTACTACCAGTCTCACGATTGTACTTCTCACGTCCCTTCTCGGTCAGGCCAGCGCCCTTGCTAACCGGCAACTTCTCACCACGACCAACCGATAACGATACGCCTTTCTTCACTTTTTCTTCGCCGTCTTTGCCGACTCTTTGAAGTCTTTGGCAGTCGGCGCATTCTTACTGCCAACCTTGTTCATCTTCTCGCCAGAACCCGCTTTAATACGTTCCTGCTTCGCATGAATATTGGCGTAGAGACCCTTCTTCATTTCTTTGCCGCCGCTCGTTTAGTTGCGTATGCAATTGCAACTGCTTGCTTGACCGGCTTACCGGCCTTAACTTCAGTCTTGATGTTTTCTTTGAACGCTTTTGCGCTAGTAGACTTTTTGAGCATTATGCACCCATCCAAGATCCAGACATTGTAGACCCACTAGACGTTATAGTACGGGGCCGTTCGACATACTCACGGTGCGCTACAGGATAAGCAAAGGTCACCGCCAGCGCGTCGGCTGCGTCAGGTGATGCCAACCCTCTAGACTTCATTTCTTTCTTGCCTTCCAGAAAGATCGTACCCGCTGAGTTGGGTTTTTTCATCGGCCCAACCAGATCATCCTTGAGCATCTTGTCTTGCGGGATGCTGGCGGTTTTTAACCACTCGCGCATCGCGCCCCACATCTCAGCCCGCTTGTTGCCCCACATTACGGGGTTCTTGGCTTTCCAACCAAAGTTTACCCCTCGCACCTTATACCGTTGTTCCGTTAATCTGTCAAGTATTCCGTAGCCCAAGCCGCCTTCGTCTATTACAGTTAGCGTTGGTTTGTATTCGTCAATTGCGTCAATTACACGACCGACAATCGACATCGTATCTTCGCCCTTGTACCGTTTGATTGCTACGATGTCCCGCCCGCGTCTGACGACAATCACGGTTGAGTCCAACCCACCCCTTGCCGGATCGACCCCTATTACTATAGGCGCAGTCTCGTCCTTGTACTTAGGCCGTTTAAATGCATCCTCGACAATCATCGGCGAGATGAACTGATCCTCACCCGCGCTTGGGAAGTCGCCGTACACCTCTACGCGAGCCTGGATCGAATCCTCGCCGTACTCCGCGATGATCTGCTCGTATACCTGCTTGTCTGTCCCTTCGACCGTGCGCGCGTCTATCTGGCGTGTTTGCCAGAAGTCACGCTTACTATTAAACGTCTCAAAGAAGTACCCGCTGTTACGCCGAGGGTTGCTAAACGCAAACCAATAACGGTCCAGAATATTCTCTGTGAAGAACCCTGCACCAACTGACCAGATCGCGTCGGCGATACCGCTGGCCTCGTCAAAGATCAACATCATCCCGTCGTGGTTGTGTACACCTGCGTAGGCGTCGGGGTTCTCTTCTGACCAGAGCTTGCCTTCCGCTGCCCAGTAGCGCGTACCCTTCTTCAAATCCCGCTCGACCAGTTCTGTTAACCACTGCGCCGGTACGATCTTCGTCGCACTAATCTCCCACCAGTGGCTGTTAATAATCATCGCTTGCCACTTAGTCAACTCGCCCCAGGTGACCGACCTTAACTGCGCCTCGCTGTTGGCGCTGACGATGACCGTCGAGCCGATCCGCGTAGAGAGCATCCACAAGATTAGCCAGCTAACTAACGCCGACTTACCGATACCCCGTCCGCTGGACACCGCCTCGCGTAGCGTGTCCATGTTGACTTTACCTTCGTTGACTTTGATGTGCTTGGTAATGTCACGCAGTATCTCGCGCTGCCATTTGCGCGGTCCGCTGAACTTAGCTAACGGTGTGTTGGGCTGACCCCAAGGAAACGCGAACAGTACAAACGCTTCAGGATCGTTCGCTATCGCGGGTGACCACAACCGCGTCATCAATGTCTGCTCTTCGGCTGATGTATAGATCGTTTTTTGCATTCTCTAGCACTCTGGTTTGCGCGGCTTCTAGCGCCTGTGTGATGCTGATCCGCTGATACACATCAACACTAACTTCTTGCTTGGC